CTTGTGTTTCCGTGTGTCCTGGAACCTCTAGCAAGCCTGCTTGCGCCATGAACACATACTCATTGGACACGGTGCTCACTTGCCCGAAATAACACAAATCCTCGAAAGAAACCTCGGACAAGACGTAGAAATTGCACCCAGGAGTGGTCAAGGACCTGGGGGGGTTGAGAACTCTGATCTGCACGCTGCCAAAATAACACCTGTTAAACTTAGGTTTGGAGGTGGTGGCAGCGTAACTTTGCAGGTAGCTCCCCACCAAAGGCGCAAAATTCTGGTACACACCATAGTACGAGGGGTTGTCCACTTCGGCCATTACAGAAGAAGAGTCACGAGTGTCCAAAACCCAGACTTTGTCCGCACCAGGTTGTGCGTCAATGTCGGTCACAAAATCTATATCGCCGTTATAGAAACCATAGTTCACTGAGATTTGCAGTTTCACTACTTGTTGAGGCGGCGAAATGACGGAAACCTTGATTTTGCATTTCTTAGCCCACCAATGGCTGGCCACGCTAAAGGCGCTGACAGCCGGGGCCAACGTCAATGGACCACTGCCGTCGGCATTGTCGGACCAAATCATGTTTGGTGTCAAAGGAAAGGTCGACACCAGCGTGCCTGTGGTAGCTGTGGAAGAAACAGCCGAGAGTCGCACAGGCAACTCGAGCGCTCCTAAATACACAGAAGTAGACTCGGGTGATACGCCGTCGCCTATCGCCAAGCCGTCACCTACCAAACACAATGGCACGCTTGAACTCGCCGTGTTCGACTGCGGCATTTCCGAGTCTTGTACACGTTCGAGAACAATACAGGAGGTTTTGATAGTCCTAGCAACGAAAGGACATTTGATACGGGTTTAACCAACCCGCTAGACACTTTAGGCGCTATCTTGAAGTGGTCCATTAATTTGCCCACTGTTGAAACGACTTGTGAAGGCCGCAAAGGCACTTGGTTCACGACATCGGCGAATGTTTTCCCACCTTCGAGTAAACCTGATTGTGGGCTATAGTCTACAACCATCACTAAGTCAGGGACGTCACTAACGCTAACCTCGCTGGACAATTCAGGATCAGGAAAGTCCTCACGGTGTTCGACCAAGTGTGTGACCACAAACGTGCCAGGACGCATGGTGAAGATACCACCCAACAGGGTACGTTGGATGTAGGTTTCCTCGCCATCACTATCTTCAGCATACAATAGAGCTGGCGGTTGGCCAACACCTATTTCCATACCACCATGTGGTGCATATATAGCAGGGAGCGCGAAAGGCTCTTCGCTATCACCTGTGTCGACGCGCAGCAAAGGCGGGGGCTCATTTGACGGAGTTCTCGTGGGTGGCACACCGCTTTGGGGCGAATAGGCGCCTGTGAACCCTGATATTATAGCACTCATCTCAGTTGGCACAGCATAGCTATACGTGGGCACGTCACCCACGAAGAAGAACTCGCTAGCCTTGAGCTGCTCACGGTGAGACTTCCAAGACAGGCGAACGGAATCTGGCAGCCTGTGCGCCACCTTGAGCACCGTTGCTGCTTTTATGACTGCTTCTTGGGCTTCCAGGTACTGAGCTTTCCCGACAATACAAGCTTCTGCCAATATGGAACCACACGTGTTTAACAAGTGGTCCGCCTCACAAAATCTCTTTTCCCTATAAAAGGGTATGTTCAACCGGGAGGCATCGACCAAAGGACAACTGCCATCTGCGGGGAATCTGCGCGACAAAAACGTGGCATCGTCTATGGACACTGTTTCCATGCCTTCTACTAGTTTGTTAGTTGGATTAACCAAAACTATACCCAATGACTTTATTTCCTGAGTTCTCCTGGGCACTTCGTCCAATGGCCTCGAAATCTGGTCATCGGAGTACACTACATTGCCGTGTGCCAGGAAGCACGTTTTGGCCGTATCGTCGTTTCTTTCATCTGATACCACCAGATCGGCGACTACATGTGCAGTTTGGTTGCACAAGCCTCCGAACACCGTGGTGTCAGGCATACCGGACAACAAAACGTTTCCCTTAAAGTAGAAAACCCAAGGGCCATAATGCACCTCCTCGTGTATCATGTGTTCGACTAATACTCTAACAGCCCGAACATGCGAGGCATGTGCGCCCATCCTCTCTGTGAAGTTTGGCACAATGCCAAAGGCACTAAGTTTCAGGTAAACGTGTAACGACAAGTCAAATTTTTGTGGGTCACCTATGGTGACTTTTTCACCCATTTGGGCCCTAATAGTAGGCCAATCTTCCAACGGATTCAAGCCCATACCCAGAAAGAACTTACAGTGGTTCTTACAAAACTCGTGGAACCAACCCATGTAACATTGCCATAGCAGTGACAACAAGTATGGTCCCACGAATATAGTTCGCGCTGCCTTGCCGGGTGTCCTTTTCTCAACTTTCGACATGGCTTTCGCACCCAAGTGTTTCGGGTTTG